AATAAAGAAGATTTAAATCCTGCAAACCCTGTGCCTGCCCCCAAAGCTCCTAGACCTGCCGCTCCCGTATATAACAATGCAGCTTTACCCACTGGTGATTTTGCGATCTTCTTAACTGTTCTTGTAACTTTCTTAACAAGTTTACCCAGACCATACATCTGTCTTGCGGATTCGAAATCCATTTCACCACCTATAATATTAGGATTCATAATGCCACCTTGCATAAGACCAATACGTCCACCATCAGCTACCCTTTGAACAGGTTGATAAAATGTTTCTTCAGATGCATCCATCTCATATAATTTATCTAAAACTTTTTGATCCTCATCTGTAAATTTAGGACCACCAAAATCTTCCATTCTTTTTTTCTTTTCTAAATTTTGTTTTTGTGCAAGAGCAAGTCCTACAACTTTTGCTTCTTGATCTTTAATATCACTGAAATCATATTCATCATCGTCATCCTCTGTTGGAAATTGGTCTGTGTATAAACCTAGTTTATTAAATTCAGACATATCTCTTTTTTTAGGAGTAAAAAAACCTTTGCCTTTGTCATACATACTACCTATAGCACCCCCTACAACAGGTATACCTGTTAATAAACTCACTAGTCCACCAAACACTCTACCACCAAAACCTGGTTTTAAAGAACCATCAGGTCTAAGATCCGTGTATCCAAATCTATTTGCACCACCAAATAGATTACTTCTTCCTGTAAATTTTTGTGTGACAGTGTCTTTTTGTGGGTTTAAATTTTCTTTTGTAAATTGAGTAAATTTATTACTACCGTTTCCACCTCCACCAGGTCTTTCAACAGGTCCTTCTTTAGCTCGTCCTCCGACTCCACCTATTCGATATAATTGTCTTGCTTGTTGTGTGTTAGTTATGGCCATTTATCTATTCTATTTTGTTTCTCCAAATAAATCAAGGCTAGGTAGAACCACTTTGACATCTTTTCTTATGTCAGATTCTGGCACACCTTTTGCTTTCCAGTCAGCATCGTCCTTGTATTTTTCACCTGTTTTAATATTACTGATTGTTTCTATGATATCTTTTGGTTTTATTACCACTACATCTCTCATTATGATACTACCTCTCTTGGCTGTATTTCTAATATAGAAGCTATGACGTGCAGCTCGTTCGCGTCAGAAGCTTGTACCTTTAATATCTCACTTTCTTCCATTACAAGTGGGTTAGTTAAAAGTTCTGTTGTAGTAATCGTTGCTATAGTTTTTGTTTTAAATAAACTAAATATATTACTACTAGCATCTACTAAAGTAACATCTATATTGCAGCCAGATCCTGAATCATTACAAACTAATATAGATTTTATTACAGATGTTTTAGCACTTGGCACCGTATATAGTGTTGTTAAGTCTGTTGTCGTTAAATCTACTTTTTTATTTATAAAACTATTAGCCATTAATTTAAAAAGAAGTTTTGAGCTTCTACCTCATCCTTTAATTCTTGTTGATATGTAGTATTTAATTTTTGTATAATACCATCTAAATCTCTTGTTTGCGCTTCAGCTACCGTATAATCATATTCTTGAGCAGGTCTTGTTAATACTTGTACTATTTTAGCCATTATCTTCTTCCATCTGGTTGTGTGTCTAATCTAAAAGTTCCTAACTTCCAACTTTGAGAAGAAGCTGTATTTTCTACTTTTAATGCTACAGCTCTTGCTCTTGCTCGTGTATCTACTTTTTGTGTAGATGTCGTAATATCAAAAGGACCTAATGATGAACTTGCTGCTGTATCATTTGGAAAGTTTCTTAAATTTAAAGTTATTCTAGTTGTGCCTGTTTGAGATATAAAGTCTGGTATAAATCTTCTTATCTTCATTAAAAACTCTCCGTCTCCTCTAAAAGTTGCAATTCCTGTTTGCTGCCCTTGTGCTGTTCTTTGAGCTGTAATATCAAAATCTCCTGATACTATATTCGCTGTTATAGCTGTAATTGTACCATTTCTATTTTGATCTGTTCCTGTTTCGTGTTCATAGTATGATGTTCTACCTTCAGTATTTCCAACCACATCAAAAGATGTATCTGTTGATGCATCGTATTCTAAAGCGTGTGGTTTAGTAAATACCGCTGAGTCTTGCCACATAGTTCTAGATAAACTACCCACAGTCCATACTGGTCTTTGTGGTGACGAGTCAAAATAATTATATGAAACCATTCTATTTACTACAGAGGATGTAGACTCTGGATAAAACCACATAACCTCACCAAACAAATTATTTAATCCTGCTGATACCATTTGATTACCAGACTCAATATTTATATTATCAAAAACAAAATCTTCTACTAAACACGGTAATGATTCTAATTTACCAGCATATCTAAAAAAGCCATTCTCTGACATCCAGTATGCAGCACCATCTACTTCAACACATGCATTTTGTCCTACAAGTCCACAGTTAGTTCCAACTTGTGAAAAGGCAAACGTAAACGGTTGACCAACAAAACGTTGTGTAAATAAAGCCGTGTCAGTCCAAACATATAATGCATCTCTACCTCTTATGGCTCCTCTGATCTGTGATCCGTCGGCCAGTCTTTGTGTACCAGCTGTGTTGGTTGCTGTAGGTGTGTAAGTATTTATATCTTCTTGGTCCGAGAATCTAATAAACATATCATCTTGAGTTGCTTTATTTCCAATAGTTGTCTCTGTCCCAAAAAAAACTAAGTGACGATCTGGTGTTGATACAACCATATGACGTGATGCAGTTGGTGCTCCACTTATAATAGTTGCTCTAGTATCTGTTGCATTTGACAATGCTGAGTTCCATTCAAATACCTCACCGTCATGAATTAAACAAATTGCCTTATCACCAAAATTATCTAAAGACCACATACCAGGTTCAAGAACTAAGTCACCAGATGCAGCTTCACCCCAAGCAACAAAGTCAGAAGTGTTTGTAACAGTTGCTCCATCACTGTGAGCTGCTTTTGATGTTCCTCTAACTCCTCTTGTAATTCCTGTTAAAGTTGTGCCGCCAGATACACCTGTGTAAGATATTTCTTCTGTTCCTACTTTAATAAAATTTGTACCTGAGCTTGGAAACTGAGAGGCATCCGCTAAAACAATACTAGTTCCAGATCCACCAGTTCCTGCTGTATCATTTAATAATGCTCCATTTAATGTTGTTGTCACAGCAGAAGATGCTTCACCACCCCAAGATCCTAGACCCCAACCAAAACCTTTTTCTTGAACCGCAGATCCAACAGTGTAATAATGTTGAACTCTAATTCCTCCAGATGTAGTTGCACCAGACCCTGTTTCATTAGATGGCATAGTTATAGTTAGGGTTTCAGTTGTAGGAACTGATGTTACCATAAATTTTTTATCATTAAAATCAGATGCACCAAAATTAGATCCTGTAATACTAGTAAAATTATCTAATAAAATTATATCGTTTGGTTCAATACCGTGCCCCGATGAAAAAGTAATTGTTACAGTTGGTGATCCGTTAGTTGTGCTGAATGCACTTGTAAGAGTTGTTGTAGACTCAATAGGATGTATATCATAAAATACACCTCCAGAATATGCATATAAAATTCTATTTGTACCAATAATTGCGTATCTTCTACCTAAACTATTAACAAAATGATGTAGACCACGCCCTGCTCCTGTAAGTTCATTTTCATTTACATTACCTAATTGATTCCAACCACCTATTTTTTCAGGTGTGCCATATCTAAATCTAACATTATCACAATCAATCCATTGCCCCTCTGCTCCTGTGGGTGTGACTTGTTTATTAATACCTGGTTGAAATCCTATTTTTTGCAGCATAATAAGACACTATATATAGTTTTTAATTTTTTGGTAGCATTATATCCCAATCCAGCTTGGATATCAAATGCTCTAAACCACGTTAAAATTTATAATAGATCTAGTTCCTTTGACGGGTTGTTCAGCCGTGTGCCACAAAGAACCATCAAAAGTCAATATTGTGCCCTGTTTAGGAGTGACTCTTTTCCATTCTTTTTTATTTTTATAGATAATAGTATCTCCATCAGAGTCTAGTAAGTAGTATATAAAAACTGTATGGGGTTCATCTCTGTCTATATGTAAAGGATCTTTTTTTCTTATTAACTTTTTATTTAACGGCAACTGTAAAAAAGCTCTAGCTTGAACAATATTACCTTTTACAACATGTTTAAACAACTCTAACATATTAGCTTGTTCAGATATGACTCTACCATCTTCTATAAATGTGTGACCAAAAGCAGGAGTATAATTTCCACTATCTTTAAAAGTTACATCGTTTACATAGTACCAAGGAAAGGTTGATAAAATAAAATTTTTTAATTGTTCTTGAGTCGCCTTGTTAAGAACGTTCTCGATGATTTTCATGAAAAATTATTATGGTGTCGGTGTATCCCACGCAAGAGTTTCAGCGTTCCATTCAAAAGCGTTTGCTGGAAAGTTACGATCTAAAGCTTTCCACATTTGTTCATCTTCATCCCAAAAGATTGCATATGGTATTACATTTCCGTTATCATTGTATGTATCAATTGTAGGATATGGAACTGGAGCTCTCCAATCATCGTTATCATCTAGGCTCCAAGATGCAAAAGGTTGTACTTGTATAAATTTATCTTTAGCATAATCAAACATATCTGTGGTGCCTGCATATTGTTTTCGCAGGCCGTTTTGAAATGTTTGTTTCCAATTGCCGCCCTTAAACCAATTAACACACCATGCTTCTCCATCAGCGTGCATTGGATTATCTTTTAATGGACCATCAGCAGTGGGAATATCATCTCCTACTGCCACCACTTGTACGACTTTCCATATTGTTTTTGAATCATCAAATGGATCAGTTTGTTTTTGTAATTCTGCGAAATATTGTGCCATATCAGTCTATACCCTATCCTTTCCATGTTGTAAATAACTATCTTTATTAAAATATTGTATCCTGTTAACCCTTAATTTAGGACAATCTCTTGCTTGTATTTTACCTATAAAAAATACTAAACTCAATCTATCCTCTTTAGGGTTAGAATAAATATTGTCTATACCGTGCCATTGAAAACCATCAAAAGCCACCAAAGTATTATATATGTTTTTAAAGGTATGCGTTTTTACAAATTGCTTTTCTACAAAAGCCATTTCTTTTTTATATTGATTTAAGTTTATTTTATTTTTTTTATAAAAATTTATTTTAGCTTTAATTCCTTTTTCATTTTCAACAGGTTCTTTTTTAAGAGTGTATAAACTCGTGCCGCTTTCGGGATGACTTTGTTTGTTTAAATAAATTAAACCTCCTAAAGCTGTGCCGTCACGATGAATCCAACCTTTGTTTCTTACATCTTTTAATGATTTTGAATAAGGTTTAATTTTATGAAACTCTAGATGAGTATCAGAATAATTGATGTTTTCAAAATCTTCAAAGTAAACTGATAGTATTGACAGGATAGTTCTGTTAAAAAAATCATAATCTATTGTATCTAGATTTTTAGTTCGCACTCCTGGATAATTACCTTCTTTTGGTTTTTTATATTTAAGACTGTTTGCAAGTTTTACTACTTCATCTGGGTTTGCAAAAAAATTACTTATACTAGTTATTGGAAAAATTTTCATTGTTTTCTAAACTCTGATGGTAATCCTAGCATGGGCCTGCCATCGTATTTATTTTTAGAATTAGATTCATTATAATGTAAAAATACTTGGCCAGATACATCACCTTGAAATTCCTCTCTCCAATGTTCCATTTTATCTCCGCTATATATAAGTAAATCACCAGGAGTCAAATCAACTTTAAATCCATCTTGAGCAAGATTCTTTGTAGTATTTAAATATATTGGCCAAGGGTCTCCTCCTAAATTTAAAGTAGCAGATATAGCACACGAACTTCTATCTTTGTGTCTAGGTAAAATATCTCCGTGTTTATAGAGTCTTGCATAAGAATATGTTTCAACTAATTTTGTTTTTGTTTTTGTTTCAATAACATTTTTTAAAGACATTAACAGTGTTTCCATTGCATGATCTGAATAAACAGCATATGTGTTTGGAACTTGTTCATCTAAATAAGATCCCATAGATTTATCATAAGGTGAAAGAAATCTCATTGCCTGCAGGTGATCTAATACATGCTTTCTAAGTTTTAAATAATTAAATAAAAAATTAGCCATGTCTTTATGTAAAACATTTTTTACAACTTCAAATTTATGTTTTTCAAACTTCATGTCTAACTTTCTTTAACCACTCTTTGTGTGTAATATAACTGTATGTATCTTCATATTTTATCTTTATCAATTCTTTAAAATTGTTATTAAGCATACTATATTGTTTTTTTATTTTTTCAAGGTCTATTAATCCCAAGCCATGCATGACCACTATATAGTGAGGTTCTCTAAATAAAAAATATTGACTTTTACAAAAATCTTCTCGTATAGGCATCCGAGTTTTAAATAGTTCTAATCTATCTTTTAGTGAATCAGGCATTACCTGAGTTTTCCAAAATTTTTCTTTTCTAGGAGTTATGTAATGTAAACATATAAAATCTCTTATGTTTAACATGATGTCTTCCATAGTGTTATTAAATTTATCTATAGTGTTTTGATTGTAATTAATTATATAGTGCGAAAGTAAAAACGCTTGTTGTATAGAAGTACCAATAGAGGATGCCTCTAATGGCTCTACAAAATTAGCACTTAACCCTACAGCAAAACAATTTTTTATCCATGATTTTTCTAAATACCCAGGATTAAAATTAATTTGTTTTTTAATCTCTATATCTTTTTGTAGTTTTTTTTCTACTTCTTCGTGTGCTTGTTCTTTAGTAATTACATCACTATCAAATATGTAACCATTACCCGTTCTACCCCATACTGGAATACTAAACATCCAACCTGCTTTCATAGCTGTAGCAGTAGTGTATGGATTATAGTTTTCCATATCTTCTGTTGGAAAAACTATTGCAGATTTAACTTTTAAGTATTTACTAAAACTAATCCATCTGTTTTTAAATTTATTTATTAATACTCTTCTAAACCCTGTGCAATCTATAAAAAAGTCTGCTGTGTATTTTTGATTACCTTTTATATATTTAATTCCATCTTTATTTAATTTTACTTCTTTAATTGTATCTTCCTGTATTGTTATATTTCTTTCCATGCATTTTTTTTGTAAATATTTATTTAATTTGTATGTGTCAAAGTGAAGTTGATTAACTGGTCTTGGGTCATTAGGGTTTATTTTTTTAGATAAATATTTTTTACCAAACACTCCGTCATTTAATAAATACGCTAAATAACCAGAATGCTCTTGTCCTAGTTTTAAATCAGGGTGCAAAGAATGCAGATAGTTTTTTTTACCCCACTCTTTAAAATAAATTCCTGACTTTAATGTTGAATTACATTCTCTTATTATCTCATTAAAATCTAATTGACACCAATCAACAAACTCAAACCAATGTTCCGTGCTTCCTTCTCCAACACCAATGATACCAATATCATCAGACTTAATAATTTTAATATCTATGTTTTGATTAAATTTTTGTTTTAAAATTAAAGCGGTAACTAATCCCGCTGTACCTGCACCTACGATTGTTATTTGCATAATTTTTTTAAATTAAAGTTATACGCTAAAGAAATCCTCTCTTTATTGTGTGTTTGCATTTGTACACAATGATGTAAAGAAGATCTAAAAATTAATAGATTACCTTGCACCGAATTGTATTCTACTTTTGAACTTAAAGCTGGAGCATCTATATCAAAGTGTGCATTAAATAAACCTTCATCTCTTTCAAATATTATTTTAGGATCATTTCTAGTTGATTTTAAAACATAGATTACAGATACCATCTGATTAGGATGACAGTGAAATTCTTGGAAGTCGTGTTTTTTATAAATATTAAACCAACCTTCAGAGGTATGTATGGTATATGTGCCACCTATTGCTTTTATATACTCATGAACTTTTTGATAAACAATATTATTTATTAGATCAAATTTTTTATCGTTACAAATATTATGTGTGTAACAAGTTTGATATAATGTTGCTACCCATCCGCTTTCTTTGTATTTTATTTTTTTCTGTAATTTTTTACAGATAGGAACAATTTCTTTAGCTATCTTTTCGTGGTCTTGTAAAATCTCTTGACCAATAAAAGTAGGAAACCAGGTCTCTATATTTATCATACACCTATTTTGTCTGCTTTCGGTACTGCTTGAACATTCCAATGTATAAATCTAAAGGGTTCATAGCCCACATCAACAGAGAATAAATGTGGTAGGTAAGAAGGAAAAAACATCATCGTGCCTGGTTTAACTTTATAATGTATTTCTGGACTTCCGTAGGTAATCTCAGTTGCACTTTTTACAGGTAGACCGTTCATTGCATGACCAGGTCTTGGATCATGAAAGACAGGTCTAGAGGTACACTCACTTGCTTTTAAAAAATAAAAACCTGATATGTGACCATTCCAATGAGTATGTAGAGTATGATGTCCCCCACCAGATTTAGCAAACTCTTGAACCCAACTTTCTGTTAACATGATATCAAATTTAGATAAATCATATCCCATCTCTAATAATAAATTTCTAGCAGTAAGCGTAACGTATTGATGAAACGATGTAAAATTTTTGTCTTGTATAAGAGATGTTGAATGAAACACGTGTCCCATATCTTTTTTATTTCCATATGTTTTGTTTCTTTTATCTATCATTGGTTTAAAATGTTTTTTTGAAGCAACAATATATGGGTCTGAATATTTATTTAATTTTTTAACATGTTCTGGCACTTGAGCTACCCAAACAGGTGTAGGAAATAAATCTGCTCTATCTAATTGTTTTGGAAATTCTATCGCCATTTCTTACCTCTCATCCAACACACCAAGCTGTGTCTAACGCCTTTAGTAACAGGAGCTACTTTGTGAAATGCATAAGAGGGAAAAACTACAGCTGCACCCCTAGTTTGCATAAAATCTAATTTATATGTTTTTGAATTTTCAGGATTTGGATTTGGTTTACACATCCAAAAATCTCCACCCTCATAATTATTAGGATCAGTCAAATTTAAACATAAAGAAAGTTTTCTTGTATCAGGTCTAGCATCTTCTCTTGGTCCGTCTAATTGATCTACATGCCAGTCATAATGACCACTAGGATCGTATCTTGTATATTGAATTGGTTCTGCAGTGGTAATTTCAAAATTATAGTTTTCATTACCCATTTCGATAAACTTTAAAAGTTCTTTGTATATCCATTTTTCACTTAACCAAACAACTTTAGATTTTCTAAAGTCACTGTATACTTCTTTAGATTGTGGGCCTGTGGTAGATGCATTTCTTTTTTTTAAAGTGTTAGCAAACTTAATTACGTCGTCACAAAACTTAGTGCCAACTGCATCTTTCCAAAACCAAAATAAATTATTTTCCATACTCTTTCTTTAGGATTTTATACAGTAAAATATATGTTGTGTCTAGAGTCTAATCAAAAGAAAGACAGCCAGAAACTATGAATTTTGCAACCGTACATGATCCTGCAGTTACAAAAGTATTACAACTTGGAGAAATAGTCATAGCCGCAGGTTTACAAGCTGTAGGAAATCTTAGGTATACAACTCCAGCAGCACCTACATTGGTGCAACTAGTTCGTTGACTTCCGCCACCACCTTGATTTGCTGTAGCTACGTTATCTGATCCTCCATCTCCCCTACCGTTACATGATGTGCCTACATAGGCTCCTATTCCACCACATCCAAAATTTTTAGTTGTTCCTTCTATGTCAGAAGCTTTTCCATTACCAGCTGCTCCGGGTCCTGCTGGACCTCCGTTAACCCCAGCTGAACAAGCTCCCCCACCAGATCCGGCTCTAAATCCAGGGTTAGGTGGTTGCCCTGCTCCTTGAGTTGGTACTCCACCTCCAGGGTTTCCATAACATGATCCAGCTCCACCTGATGTTGCAGAGTTGTGGTGAAAACATCCACCACCGCCACCAGATCCTCCTGCTGGGTTAGGTGCTGCTCTTCCAGGTCGATGTCTTCCATTACCTCCGCCACCACCTTTTACAGTAATAGCTGTAGGCTCACATTTAAAAGCGATTGAAGTTCCGCCGTCACCAGCTGCACGACAAGAGTTATCTCCACCTGCGTTATTACCAGATCCGCCAGCTGCAACTTGAACTGAAATTGCTCCACACGCAGTGTTTTTAGTAACAGCTGTTCCAGGACCACAATAAGAATAGTGAACTCCGCCACCGCCGCCTCCGCTGCCGTAGCCTCCTACTCCTCCTCCGCCGCCACCGACGACAAACCAATCATATGTAATACAAATAGGTCCTCCACCTCCGGAACCAAATCCTAAAATCTGATAACCGAAAGATTTACCTTTTCTATCTTGAGTATTTTTAGTGCTCTTACCTGCTGTAAGTTTTTTGTCTATTTCTCTCATATCTAAACCTCTTACGCGTCGTTAGCAGCGTCTGTAGTGAAGAATAGTTTAACACCAAGTAGTCTTGCATCAGCATCTAAATCGTCTGCTGAAACATCTCTTGATATTTGAAAAAATACGTACTCATCCACACCAGGTGAGCCTGCGATTGTTACTGCTCCACTTTCTGCTGTCACGTCTAAATCGTTTGATGTACCACTATGAGCTTTTGCAGTTGGTCCTACAGCTGTTCCAAAAGCTGTATTTAAATCTCCATTATCAGCTAATGCAACTCCTTGTAAAACAAAAGCAGTAGTTCCTGTGTCTGTTGAAGTAGCTGTAAAAAATGCTTGAAAAGTTACTGTGCCTTCATTCCATGATTTAGGGAATGCAACAGCGAACTGTGCAAATTCATCAGAAGTTTTGTCAAAGTCTAAAACTTTTATTTCAGGACCATTAGATAATTCTACTTGTGCAGCTTCAGCACCACTTGTAGTATTTGGATACATAGCAACTGCTGGAACCCATATAGTTTCTTTACCAGCAATCTTAACTGCTGATACAGTTCCACCACCATCCTCTGCTTTAATTACACCAGAACCTTTTGTTTTAAGGTCTATACCAATGTTAGTGTCGTCTCCAGACGCTGTAATGGATGGATTGTTTCCTGTTGCAGCGTTTGCGTACGTAACTTCATTAACAGCCGAACTTGTAGCCGTTAAAGTAACTAATTCATTTCCGTTTGTATCTTGGATATTTGTTCCAATTTTAGGAGATGTTAAAGTTTTATTTGTTAAAGTTTGTGTTCCAGTTGTTGTGACATCTCCATCTCCAAAAGCTAAAGTTATAATATCAGGGTTAGTTCCATCATTAGCTGATGCAAAAATTAATTGATCACCTTTGTCTGTAGCTGAAAAAGTAAAAGAATCACCAGATCCAGATACATATTTAAATTGTACTGTGTATGCACCTGATGTTGAATTTCTTAAAAAATAAAAAGTTTGAACATCTAAAGGTATCGTTACAATTTGATTTCCTGTAATCGTACCTGTAAACTCAATCATTCTGTGAGATAAAACTGCACCAGTTGATCCATCAGAAACAGATAAAGTTGTAGTTTGTGCACCACCAGCTATTGATTGCTGAGTAAATCCACCAGAAATTTGTTCTAAAATTTGTAAATTAGTATTAGTCTTCGTTCCCCATGTACCGGCGTTTTCACCAGTTGCTTGAAGTTCTACCCCTAAAGGTGTGTATGTTGATGCCATAATTTTTATCTCCTATGCAGCGTCACTATAACTTGTATTTGAGCCAGTTGCAACATCTGTATACGATGTATTTGAACCTGTGTCAACGTTCGAATATCCTTGAATTCCAAACCCTGAAGATGTTCCAAATGCAGCTATAGAAGCTGTTGCTTGTTGACCTGTTAATGTTATATCAAAAGTAGAGCTAATTGACAACCCTGTTCCTACACTAGAAGTAGCAGATTGTCCTGTTATACCTAAAGTTAAATCTGTAGGATCTATTGATCCAACATTAACTGTTGATGAAACTCCTGTTGGTATTACTATAGGATTTGAATTTATAGTTGGACCACCTAAACTTATTGTTGATGATACGCCGGTTAAATCTACATCTGGACTTGAAATTTCTGTGGTATCTCCAATAGAAACGGTCATTGATTGACCCGTTAATTGTACAGCTACACCAACAACTGCACTTGCTGTTCCAAGAGATATTGTAGATTCTTGACCAGTTAAAGTTAAAGATACATCTCCAACTATTGTAGGAGAACCAACAGAAGATGTAGCTGATTGACCTGTAACACCTTCTACATCGGCAGGGCTTAATGCACCCACTGATGAAGTGCTTGATAAACCTGTTAATATTATAGCAAAATCATTCGCTTGACCGTATAATTCTTCACCCCAACCATCACGGCCCCAACCAACTTCATTATATGCTTCTACACCAGCTGCACCAACAGAAGTGGTCATTGATACACCCGTTAATTCTACGCTGTTGTCGTTTACATTGCCCCATTCTCCAACGCTCCAACCAGTTCCACCCCAACCTGTTAAGTTAAAAGCTTCTAGTGATCCAACAGATGAAGTTAATTCAAATCCTGTTACATCTACTACAGGATTAAAACTTTCACCCCAAGGTTCAGAGTTCCAAGTATTTCTACCCCAACCATTTGATTGAAAAGATAATAATCCATCAGCATTTAATGTAGTTGTTAATCCAAATCCTGTTAGTTCTACACTATTGTCTGTAACCTCACCCCATTCACCAGTGCTCCATGTTCTACCGCCCCACCCTTGTTGTGGAACACCCATGTTTGTGCCATCACCAACAGACGAAGTTAATCCAAGACCAGTTAAGGAAACATCAACTCCATCTTGTTTTCCCCAAGAGTTTTGATTCCAAGGAAATACACCCCAAGTATCACCCGTTGGAGTATTTGCTTGTCCACCCATTCCTGAATGGTAGGTGCAATAATAATATAAAGTTGGTGCAGAGGCTGCAACTGTAATTTCTGTATACGCTCCGGGATTACCTGGTGTCCCATTGGTGGTAACTCCAGTGGTATATTCGCTTCCACCAGAGTGTGTGCCGTTATCGGTAGTAGATAATCTTAAAGGGTGACCGATACCTGATCCATTACTAGAATCAGATTGATCAAATCTATATGTGCCACCTTCAGCTATATTTACTGTAGCTTGTTGTACACCATCAATAAAATATTTATTTCCTGAACCGGTGCTAACCACCGTTACTGTAAAGGTTCTAGTAACGGACATACCGCGTTACTCCTTTACGCTATACGAATTATTGCGTTAGATGCGTCTGCTGTTGGGAATTGTATTGTAAATGTTCCGCTTGTTACAGTTTTATCAGATCCAAAATCAATTACACAAACTGCTGGATCACCTGTAGCTGAGTCATTAAAAATTAAACAACCTCTAGCAGTGAAAGAAGCAGATGTAAAACTAGTATCTGAAAAGTCACAAACTGCAGTTGTACTATCAGCAACTGGTGTAACACTTGTAAGAGCGTTTCCTTTTGCTGTGTATCCAGATCCCGATACTTCGTTAGATGTTGTATACGCTGTAGTCGCAGCTCCTAATGAAGCTGAGCTTGTGTATAAAGCTAAATTAAAAGTATTTCCAGACGATGCTGTAAAATCATGAACTCCTTTTAAAAGTTCTACTTTGAAACTTGTGCAAACTGCAGATGTTATTGCCATAATTTAATCTCCTACGGGTTTGCTGAGGTTACTGGTATACGAACAGCGCCATCAGTGTAGTCGTCTCTTCGTCTTCTACCAACTTGCTCGTTAGCAAACTTTTGTACTTCCTGTTTATACTTATTTTCGTATAGTGTCAACATATCTATCGGGCCTTTTAAAAATCCATATGCCTCTGATAAACAGCAATATAGCAGTCCATTTGGAAAATTAAGACTAATATAATTAGTGTTATCAGCTTCTAATAATGCTGGCGCGACGTTATAATGGACTCTAAATTTATAAGTTGTATCAGGAACAGGAGCAAACATCATTCTTCCAGATGTTGTATCTGATTCTCCTGTAGCACCACCAAACATAGCATAATATTTTGGTTGTCCTCTTTTAGAAGATTCAGTTGATGAAACATATTGTTGAAGATATGTAACATCTTTTTTTTCTAACCAAACGTTAGCACCAGTTGTAGCTGAAGTTGAATCATATACTTGTATGCCTCTAATAAAAACAGCTCCTGCTGGAGCGTTAATAGTTTCTTGACCTGTAACTAAATTACCTGTTTGTTGCTTTCTATCAGCATCAATTGGCACATCTCTAAAAATTCTATACTGTGCATTTAAAATAATGTTTTCTAAAACAGCGTCTGTTAAAACGTTTGAATCTGTTTCTGTGTAACTTCTTATTTGAGTTTTTAATCCTGATGCGCTTAATCCAGCCATTAATTAGACTCCTCTTTACACTTACATTCTTTGATACCAAATAATTTACAAATTAAATTTTTAATTTTTTTAATCATGCCGTTACTGTGACTGGCCCTGCTGAGGCTATGTCACCTCCTCCTTCTAATGTTACTGAAGCCGTAACTCCAGAGTTGAAAGTATATTTATTATCATTAACTTTAGTAATTGTATACCCCCCAGCTACATTAATCGTTGCTGCTGGTAAATTTGCTACATTTGAAGCATCTCTAAATCTAACAGTATCACTAGTAGATCTACCATGATTTGGTTCAGTAACTGTAACTGTTGTTGATCCGTTAGTAATACTAAATGGATTTGAAGGTAAAAGATTAGGTACAGCTGTTTCTATTCTATCTGGTCTTACATGTCTTAAAGATATAGAATCACCATTCATAGGTTTTGGTTCTAATTGTGGTTGCTTTGGTTCAAACTCAGATACATGCACAAAAGATCCATTCCATTCTCTAACCATTTCTTTGTATGGAAATTCCATACCAGATCTATCTGATATTGCTCTTGCGTATTTACCTGTTGCGTATTTTGCCATTATGTTCCTGGGTAATATGCTTTAGGCGTAATGTGTGTGCTTGAAGCTGACCCGTCCTCCGCTAGTGCTCTTGCAAACTCATCTTCGTAGGCTAACTTTGTAGCTTGTATGAGTTGTGGTTGATATTTTTGTGATAGATAATACGCAAGTCCTGATACCATGCAAGGCACAAATCTAAATGGTACATCAGTTGCATTTGTATAATCTCCCACGTCTTGTATTCTTTTTATAAAATAAAAATGCATATCTTTAGATGCATTAGTAGAATCTGGTGTTGGATAAATATGTATCCTAACTTTATCGATAAATCTCTCTACCCAATATTGATTAGGTGTGCCTTTAGATAATTTGTTTGAGAATCCTGCATAAGTTGATCTATCAACTTTTGTCATCGGACTATCTGATTGTGTTGTCTGAGTTCTATTAGATCTTAACTGTGCTTCAAGAACATCGGATATACCAAACACACTAGCAGGACTTGTGGTTGTTGCTGACGTCCCATCGTCACTTGATCTAAAAAAGTCATAGTCTGACTGACCCTCTATTAAATCTAAATTAGTTTCTCCTACTTCCCAATAGTGAATACCTCTATTACCCCATTCTTGAAATAGGATATTAAGAGATCTTCTTGCAGATTTTAATTGATAACCTGCTACAGAATTTAATCCAATACGCTCAAAAGCATCTTCTATTATTTCTTCAATAGAAAAAGTCTTGTCGAACGTTACTGTTCCTGAAGTAGTATTAGCCATTTAACTCCTAGCCAGTGTAACCAATAGTAACAGATGTAGTATTTGTTATTGTGGCATGTAAAGTTGTGTCGAATCTAATACCATTTCCAGGCATGTAAATATCTAAACCTTCTGTGCCAAAATCAGCTTCAAATACTTTGTCTCCACTACCGTCACTACTGTTTCTTAAAATTAGTTTAGAACTAGCTACTCCCTCACATTGAATGTAAGTAACTCTACATGGACCAATAGCAGTTGATCCACCAGAAATAGTTTGAACCTGTCCTGTACTAGTTATCGTAGTAAACTTCTGATCTGAACTCATATTTGTTTCTCCTTAAAATTTAAGCATGGGGCCGAAGCCCCACACTAAATTAATTATTAACTTACGGCTGCACTAAAAGGTGTAGCTGCATCGCCAGTGCCACCAGTGTTCACTTGAACACCCCATCTATTTGCACCGATTGCTTTGCAAGTTATGATTGTTCCAGCCAATCCTCCAGTTGTAGTACCATTTAAAGTAATAGTATCTGAAGCAGCTGCAGTCATAAAACCTTCAGCATTGTCGTTTGTATCCGTATCAACGATGATTGCATTACCAGTCATCGTGTCATTAGCGTTAGCAACTTGTAAAACAAAGTCACCAGTTTTAGTTGTTCCAATGTATATCTCAAAAGAAGCACCTAAATTGTTCGCTGAGTTTGGATCGTTACCTGGACCTGCAACACCTGAGTCTGCAGATGAATTAATCGCAGGTAAAGTCAAAGTAGCTGCATCAGCAACATTGTGGTAC